ATGAAGAGTCCTGCGTGGCTTGCTATCGGTAAGGGTGACAGGACGAAGGCAGTAACAGTCAACGCCAACAACTACTACCCGAGGACGAGCAAGTACCTGAAGACTGTGGAGTTCGAGGTGAGGGGTAACTGCGGACGCTATAAGAAGAAAAAGAAATGGGTAGACCCAACGGTGTCATCGTGGGCAGGCAAGGCGATGACGTTGACCGTACCAGCGGGACCTACTGTGACGGAGAAACTGGACGACACGTTATCCAGTACGACGTTGTTCAGTTGGGAGACGGCTGTCAGCGACACGAACACAGCATGGTTCACGGACGTTGAGTGGGAGTCGATGCTCGTTAAGGACAACAACGAGACCGACGGCTCAAAGCTGGCGTGGTCAAGTTCTGCGCTGGGGTATCAGACCGGAACGGGTGGTGCAAGCGGTAGCAAGGAGATAACCGAGTCAACTGGCATCACGGCACTGGCATCGTTCACGAGGTGGTTCAGGGTAATGTCAAGAGGGCCTGCAGGCGCATCGGCTTGGACGTATATCAAGCACGTTTATGCGAAGCCTAACGGCGCAGTAATCACAAAGGCGGAAGCCACGCCACAGCAGAACGGATACCTTGCGGAAGTGTACTGGACGCTGGCTCTGCCGAATGCGAGACCAGTAGACAAGACCATCGTGCAGTATCAGATTGCGACGCCAGCGGACGGATTGACGAGACCAGAAGAGAACTCGTGGGTCGATGCTAACGTATCGAGGGATATCAGGTATGATGCAGAGAACTCCAACTCCGCCGCCTTGTTCAACGTGGACGGGCTGATGGGGCTGGACAAGTGTCTGTTCATTAGGGTCAACACCCAGCATGACACGGAAGCCAACACGACATTAGGTGACCCTGCGTTAGCCTACATCGGCAGGCTGACCGCACCGAAGCAGTTGTCGGTTACACTGAACCACGAGAGCCACAAGGCAACGATAACGGCTACTAACGACTCGGCTGTTACGGACTCGTTCATGGTGGTCAGGTACATACCAGCTTCCGATCCGGAGGGCTTCGTGGTCGGTGTTATGACCGAGAGTGGTTCGGTCACAGTGCAGTGTCCTGACTGGTCACATGAGACTGGCTATCGGTTCGAGGTCTACACGGCAGTCGGCACGTACTCCGAGACAGTAAGGGCAGACGGTGTCAGCTCTTATGAGGTCAACGCGCTGATGGTATCGGATAGCGTGAACAATGGTGGAGTGGTACCGCTTCCACCCGAGAATGTCAGCGTGTCAGCCACGTCGATTCCAGGTACGGCAAGAGTCGTATGGGATTGGACGTGGGCAGAGGCTACTGGAGCGGAGATATCGTGGGCAGACCATGAGGACGCATGGGAGTCAACGGACGAGCCTGAAGTGTATGAAGTTGGGGCGGTCAATGCGAGCGCATGGAACATCAGCGGACTCGAGACTGGCGTGACTTGGTACATTAGGGTAAGGCTGGTGCAGAAGGTAGGCGACACCAAAGTTGCGTCTGCGTGGTCTGATATGAGGAGTATATCGCTTGCATCTGCTCCGAGTGTGCCTGTGCTGACCCTGTCGGCTGGTGTGATTACGGCTGACGGAAGCGTGACGGCTTCGTGGGTATACTCGACGACGGACGGGACGGCGCAGAGCCACGCCACGATTGCAGAGTTGACCTACAACAATGGCGAGCCGGTCTACACGAAACTGGCAGAGACCGAGACGGAGCAACATATCACGCTATCAGCGGAAGTCGCTGGCTGGCAGACGGGCGAGTCACACAGTCTGGTGGTGCAGGTCATGAGTGCATCGGGCAGATTGTCTGACGGCTGGTCTGACCCTGTGGCAGTCATAGTAGCAGACCCACTCACGGCAAATATCACCGAGACATCACTCATCAATGCGGACATCGAGGTGAATCCGAGGACTTTCACAGGCAACCCAATCCAGTTCAACACAGAATTGGAAGAGACGGTTACTGACATGGAAGTCACCCTTGACCCAATCCAAGACCTGTCGCATGGAGCACCCAGTCCCGAAAACATCTGCCCAATCAGTGGTTGGGATAGTGTGGAGGCGTATGTTAGCCCGACTCAATCGAAAGAAGACGGTACAACCCACACCGCCACGTTCGAAGAGACGGTGTATGGGGGAACGGTTGATTTGGTGAGTGGGGTGCTGAATAAGAAGCCTTACTACGCTTCATACAATGGCGAGACGCTTGTAGGCGAATGGATTTCAGACCGTGACGAATACGTTGCAGGAACAAATCCAACTATCGGAGCGCAGGTCGTTAATATCGGAGCGGACGGTACAGATATCCAGTTATCCCCACAGACCATCACCACGCTTGTGGGGGTTAATAATGTGTGGAGTTCGGGCGACATCAAGATGCGGATTGCCGAAATGGTCGAACACAACGCCAACGTACTGGACAAGATGCCTCTTACGGTTACGGTCACGGGAGCGGACGTGGGCGATACGACGTCCCTCATCATCGAGCGGTCCGCCGACTTCCAAATTGAGCAACCAAACGAAAAGACCCTCAACGGATACGAAGGCGAGGCGATAGTCGTGCAGTCCATGAACGGCTCGGGCACGTTCACTATCGACGAGACCGACCTTATCGGCAGGTTCAACGACGGAGCATCGTACCGCATCATCGCAACTGTCCAAGACGGACTCGGACAGTCCGTAACGGCAGACCCGATAGACTTCGTGGTCAGATGGGAGCATCAGGCTCTTATCCCGAACGGTCAGGTCACTTCCGACATTGACCACATGGTCACGATCATCAAGCCTATTGCACCAGCAGGAACCGAAGACGGTGACACCTGCGACATCTATCGCTTGTCCGTTGACAGACCTGCTCTCATCTACGAGGGCGCAAGGTTCGGTGAGCAGTACGTTGACCCGTTCCCGACAATTGGCGAAAACGGTGGTCACAGAATCGTCTTCAAATCCAAAGACGGCGACTACATCACCGCAGACGAGACTATGGCGTGGACGGACTTCGGCGAAGATGACGGCGACTTCCTGCCGAACGGATCGACCATCATCGACTTCGGGACTGGCAGAGTCAACCTTGACTACGACCTCGACCTGTCCTCTGATTGGGCGAAGGACGTAGAGGTGACCAACTATCTCGGCGGCTCCGTTCAGGGCGACTGGAACCCTGCCATCAATCGTTCGGGCAAGGTATCCGCAATCGCGCCTCTCGCAGACGTTGACACGATAGAGGGGCTCCGCAGGTTAGCCGATTATCCTGGAATCTGCCACATCCGCACGAACGAAGGGTCATCGTACCCAGCGGACATCCAAGTATCCGAATCAATCAACAAGGACAGCGGTCACAAGGTCGCGTCCTTCGACATATCAATCACAAAGGTCGACCCTGAAGCACTCGACGGGCTGACCTACGCAGAATGGCTCGCAACACAAGAGGAGGAGGCATAAACTATGGACTGGACAAAAGGCTTAAGTGCTTCATACTACATGAGCTTTATTGACCCTGCCTCTTGGCGAGATATCCAGCGCATAGAAATCACGGGCGGTTCCGTCAAGCGTCAGTCTACTGGCTTGATGGAGTCCGCCGACGTGGACTGCGTCCGATATCAGCAAGGTGCAGAGAGGTGGGTGAGGGTGTGGCTCGATGCAAGCCAGTCAGACGGCAGTTCTGCTCACGAACCACTCTTCACGGGACTGGCCTGCGCTCCCGATCGGGACATCAACGGAGTGCTGGAGACTAACAAGGTGCAATGCTACTCGGTGCTCAAGCCTGCGGACGATATCCTACTCCCTAGAGGCTGGTACGCTCCTGCAGGCGTTCCGGGTGCACAGATAATCTGCGAACTGCTTCAAGCAACTCCAGCACCAGTCAAGGTCAACGGCACGGCTCCTGCTCTTGCGTCTCACGTAGTGGCAGAGGACGGCGAGACTCGGCTCACAATGTCGCAGAAAATCCTCAAAGCCATCAACTGGCGCATGAGGCTGGACGGCTACGGGGTTATTACTCTTGAGCCAGTAACGGACGAGCCAGCCATCGTGCTGGGTGCTCTGGACAACGATGTTATCGAGACGAAGCTCAAGGCATCTGCTGACTGGTACGAGTGTCCGAACGTCTTCAGGGCAATCGACGGGGACGTGACCGGAATAGCACGAGACGACGACCCGAACAGTCCGTTGTCGACTGTAAGGCGTGGCAGGGAAGTGTGGGCAGAGGATACCAGCTGCGACCTCGCAGAAAACGAGACTGTAGAGGAGTACGCGATCCGAATGCTCAAGGAGTTGCAGAAGTATGAGAGGGAAGTCTCATACGACCGCAGATACCTCCCGGAGCTGACGGTAGGGGACTGCATCAGGCTTCGGTATCCTGCGCAGGGCATCGAGGGCAGATACCGCATCGACTCACAGTCCATCACGCTCGGCTACGGCGCAAAGACGGCAGAGTCAGTCACATACATAGGAGGTTAACAATGGCGACAATAGACAACATAGTAGCAGACCTGCGAAAGGCTATAGAGTCAGCCAAGTCCGGCAAGACGCAGGCTTATGACACAGTCGCTACGGTCAAAAGAGTTGTTGGCAATACCGCTTGGGTGCAGATACCCGGCGGTACCAGCGAGACACCGGTGCAACTGACGATAGCCTGCCAGCCGGGTGACACCGTGCAGGTCAGAGTAGGCGGTGGTAGGGCGTGGCTGACCGGCAACCAGTCTGCTCCACCTACGGACGACAGAGAGGCAAAGGTCGCACGATCCGAAGCATCACGAGCGCAGGTAACTGCGTCGAAGGCTCACGAGGTTGCGGAAGAAGCGTCAACGGTAGCAGGTGAAGCATCGGCGAATGCGTTGAACGCGAATCAGATAGCCAGCAACACCAACCAGTATTTCTGGCATACAGAATCGGGCGACGACACAGGCGCACACATAACCGAGAAGACCCAAGAGGAGTTCCTTGCAGACCCACAGAATGGTGGGGGTAACACCATCATGAGGTCGAACGGAATGGCGGTCAGAGATGGTCTGACGGAGATTGCTTCGTTTGGCGGTAATGGCTCGCAGATAGGTAAGACGGGTGAATCGCATCTTGGTATGGACTACCATTCTATGCAGTTGGTTGACGACGAGGAAAAAACATATTTTCATGTAAGCGACCTCAAAAGCAAGCATATAGCGAGCGATGAGTTCGGCGAAGGATACTATTATATCCATACAGATACATTCATAGGAGACGGTAAAACAAAATCATTTCATTTGTCATTCGTCGCCAGAGATACCGACTATTCCGTCACGATTGACGGTGCTGATATGAGCGGAGGTACAAAATATTTAGCGTTCTGTTACATCAACCCAGCACCAGCAGACGGGGCGCAGATTGTTATCAGATATCCGTCAGTTAGTTCGTATACTAAAGCATATACGCTGGGGTTCCGTTCTAGCAATTCAACAGTCGGTGCTATGAGTGTAGCGGAAGGCGCAAATAACAAAAGTAGTGGTGAGTATTCCCACGCAGAAGGGTACTACACACAATCAAGTGGTGCGAGCGCACACGCCGAGGGGTATGTTACTAAAGCAAATGGGAAATACTCACACGCCCAAAACTACGGAACAATTGCAAGCAAAGAAGCCCAAACTGTAATCGGTAGGTACAACGAAGAAGATACTGCCAGCGACAAGTCGAAGCAGAAAGCACTCATAATCGGCAATGGTACAGATGACGATAACAGGTCAAACGCATTCAGCGTGGACTGGAACGGCAATGTCAAGACGGCTGGTGAAATCGTAGATGGTTCTGGTTTCTCAATGCCACGAATCTATGTAGGTCGATATAACAACTGGGTTTATGAGCAACATATGGACAGCGGACTCATTAAAGCGTGGTATGACTCAGGCGAGACAACAACTACGTGCACGACTTCCAGCGGTAATGGTTGGTATCGTAACGCTGACGCTTACAAGATATCATTAGCAGGCTTGGAGTTAGATGCCGTGTATTATGCGACCATCACGGCGAACGCTGGCTACGCACATATAGTAACTTCTCTGACGTCCGTAACTACAACAGAACTTCGGTATTACGTCGGACATCTTGGAAGTTACTCAAACAGACCAAGTAGGATTTACGCCGAAGTGGTCGGCTATAAATTGGAAGAAGAGTAGGAGGTGATAACAATGACCAAAGGTCAACAGATAGTTGCCCGAGCGAAAAAGTACAAGGGCAAGAAGTACAAGGCTCATAACAACAAGTTTACGAAGCACTTCGCTGGTCGGTTTGGAGTAAAGAAGAGCGGGTACTACAAAATGGGCTGGTGCACATTATTTGTGCTGTTCTGCTACGACAAATGTGGACTGCTCGGGCGTCTTCCAGTCAAGGCGCTGGGCAAGAACGCCAGCAACACCAAATACCTTTATAAGAAACTCAAGAAGCAGGGAAAGATCATCAAGGACCCGAAAAAGGCCAAAATGGGGAACCCTGCATTTAAGAAGGTCGGTTCTACTAAGAAGAAGAGTACCGGCCACACATCCATCTTTGTTAAGTACAAGAACGGCTACGTGTACACCATCGATGGAAACGTAGGCGGCGGTGTTAAAGCTCGTAAGAAGAAGGCTGCATGGTATGT